GCTATCGCTGATGCTGACTACCCCATTGAACGCATCATATCCAGCCCTTTACTACGAGCAGTGCAAACTGCCGACGCAATTTCCGATGAGATCAATATCCCAGTGGAACAAGACCGAGGTTTGATTAGTTGGAATTTGGGTTTCATGGGNGGCAAGAACAGAGAGCTTTACAACGACATTCTCGACTACTATATAGACAACCCTAAAAAAGTCATCCCAGATGGAGAGTGTCTGGATGATTTGGAAGTCCGCATCTATGAGTTCTTTAAGAAAGAGTTCAAAGGTGGTTTGGCTGTGTACACTACCCACAACAGCAACATCGTCACTCTGGATAAATTGATTGACGGAACAAAGACCGGACGACCTGAATCCACGGAAGACAGTGTGGAACCCGGGGGAGTCGTAGGCGTGTACGTGGATGACAATGGAGAGTACAGTACCGAAGTTTTATTCGGGGAGGAGAAGCANGCAACGTTCGGAAGCTAAGGAATGAAGATGAAAGACTCAGAGATTCGTGAAGTAGCACTCTTGCAAGCCGCCGCTATTCTTTATGCTAAAACGCATGATCCGGCAGAAGCTGTGAGAGTGGCTTTAGAGTTAGAACAGGAACTCAGAAAAAAGACTCAAGGAGAGTAAAGACTCATGGCAGATTCAGTGTTAGATTTCGCGGGACTAGGTGAAGCAGCAGTCACCACAGAGGCACCCGTAGTAGAAGCACCTGTCGTTGAAGCCCCGGCAACAGAAGCACCTGTCGTTGAAGCCCCGGCAACAGAAGCACCTGTCGTTGAAACAGGAAAGAAAGAAGCTAAGCAGCAGTACAACAGCGACGGGACACCGAAAGAACCCGCAGCAGACGCTACAAAGGTTGAAGACCTCCCCGGCACCGAAAAGACTCCGCAAGAAATCCGTAAAACCCTCAAAGCCATTCTCGATGCAGACCCTACTAACAAGGCCGCAGTTAAGCAATTGCATGGCGCATTCGAGCGCTGGGAAGCAGCCAAGGCCATATACCCCGGTGGCGTGAAGGAGATGTCCGCTGCAAAAGAGTTCATGGACATTGTTGGCGGGCACGAAGGTTTGGAATCTCTGCAAAACGTCAAAGCAGCAACGGAAGCCAGCGACAATCAACTCTACGAAGGCAATTCCGAGTTGGTAAAGAATATTGTTGAGGATTTGAAGGCGAAAGGCAAACTGGATGCTCTCGGAAAACTCGCTCCTTCATTCCTAGATGCAGTGAAGGAACATGACAACGCACATTATTATGATGTCATCGCTCCTCACTTCCTAGCAGGTTTGGAACAGTGCAACTTGCCGGGGGCTATCGGCGGTATCCTCAAAGCTCTGGATGATCCCGATCCTGCGAAGGCAGTAGCCGCAGCCAAGAGTATCACCCTTGGCATGGACAAATGGTACAAAGGCCTCGAAGCCGAGAACAAGAAAGTTAAGGAAGCCGTGGTTTCCCCCGAGCGTATGCAACTCGAAAAGGACCGCGCTGCATTCCTGAAACAGCAAGAGGATTTCAAGACCAACCAAACGACTGAGTTCAAGAACAGTGTGGCTAGTGTTTGTGAAAAGTCCAACAACACGTTACTGGGCACCGAACTGAGGCCGTTCCTCAAGATGCCATTCTTCGTAGGCTATGGTAAAGAAAACCTAATACCTCTGGGCAACACCATCAAGCAGAACCTGTACTCGGCCCTGAAAGCCGATAGCGCATATCAAGCGCAGATGAAAGCTTTGTGGACAGCAAAGACCCCTGATCGCGCCAAGATTGAAGAGTACCACAAGGCGCGAGTGCAGTCTATCGCCAAGGACATCGTGCGCGATACCGTGCAGAAGATGTACCCCGGATACGCTAAGGGAGGCGCAGCAGCGGGCCGCGTTGCAGCCGCAGCCGTTAAGAAAGATGCGGCAACCAAAATAGAAGCAGTCGCAACAGCCGCAGGCAAGCCGGTATACGTTGCTCAAAAGCCCGGGCGTGATCAACTTGATATGAATCACGTAGATAAACATGGAAAGCCTGACGCCATCATGGAAATGATCGCTGGCCGAGGGTTCCTCAAGGGCAGTGGGAAATGGATAACTTGGCGGAAGTAAGACTCAACATCTTAACCGCTCTTAAACAGCGGAAGGGGCAAGGCGTGGCCTAGGGGAAACCCGAACACGCCAAGAATCCTAGGAGAAAAATTTCATGGCAACAGGAATCACTCGGAACGGTAAGCCCGTTCAAGTTGGAGATCAGGTCAGCATCGTCGGCGTAGTTACCGCCATCACAGGTAGCGGTGTCGCTGCTAACCTAACGGTGCAGTGCCAAGGTGCGTTGGAAGGTCCGACTGACCTCACAACCGGCGCGTATGTGTATCGCATTGGCGTGCCGTTGTCTGACAGCCCTACGAACCCACCCTCTACAGGTGTGTACGCGGCAGACGTTACAGCATCGCAGTCGCTGTAAGCAAGACATCCCGTGGCTTAGCGGCCACGGGCTAGAGTGTGGGGAGGCCCGAACCTCCCCTGCTCGACCTTTCGGGAGGACACAATGCAGGGAAGCATTTACAAGATTACGAACACTGAGACAGGCTTGTCGTACATAGGACAGACTGTGCAAACCTTAAGGAAACGATGGGTAGAACATTTATCCCACGCTAGGCAGGGGAAAAGCAAGTCATACATGTCTAGGGCTTTGAGAAAATACACAGTTAAAGCGTTCAGTGTAGAATTACTTCATGAATGCACATCTCAGGAAGAGATGGACTTCGTGGAAATATTTTACATTCAGTTTCTAAACACCAAAGTTCCCAATGGATACAATTTGGCAGAGGGTGGTGGGGGAGTCTCTGGATGGCAGAATGGAAAAGGCAATGTACCTACAGAGGAAACTCGTAGGAGGCTCAGCGAGGCTGGAAAAGGGAACACCAATGCTTTGGGTAAAAAGTACTCCGAAGATTTCTGTAGGAAGATAAGCCTAGCCTTAAGTAAACGGATACGGCACAAAGAATCCTACAACACTTCAAAGTGTCTTGAGAAAAGAAAGAACTACAGACATGGAGAGGAAGCACGTTTAGCAATTAGTGCAGGACTCAAGGACAAGCCTTGGTCTGCTGCAAGGCGTGCAGCACAAAAGTTTAGAACTATGCAGAAGAAAGCTAAGGCAGTGGCGACAACACTATAAATATGGGCTTGGCCAAATCTGCTGTACTAAAGATGACTCAGCGCGTGGGACGTTTTCCACCGTGGCGTGATAGGTTCCTCAGAGCCTAAGGCGTACATCTTGTTTTAAGAAGGTAAATAGTATGGCACTTTTAGAGGCTTCTTCACAGCGGGCCTCATTAAATTCAACCTGATTGACTCGAACGCTGAAATGCCAACGAGGGCGAACTCGAAAGAGACGCTGAGAGACTAAGCGGTTGAACTCCTACGGGAAGATGCAATAGTCCGAACATACAGGAACAAAACTGTGTGAGCTTAGCAGAAATGACTAAGCCGTACTCAGTACGTAACAAAATGGCTGTTGAAGCAGTAGAATTGGATGCCTAGTTTGCAGGGGCATTAAATACAAAATTTCCTAGAAATGTTGCAAAGGAAATTCCTGATCTCGTGTTTCACGGGACCACGGCGTATTCGTTGTTTAGTGAAAACTTTGGACAACGTTAAATCTTCTCTGATTGACTCGAACGCTGAAATGCCAACGAGGGGCAAGCGAAAGCAGCCTGAACGACTAAGCGAGAAGACGCCCGAAAGGGTGATGCAATAGTCTGATCTGCATGGAATAAAAATATGCAGAGTACAGCAGAAATGACTGTACCCAATTTGCGTACGTTTGTACTCATTTTGAGTAACAACTTGCAAGGCTGAAGCAACATCAATCCCGGTCAGCAATCAGTCTAACGCTGGCGGGACCGTACGTGCATCGTTCCGTGTGCCGTTCCGCGTGCAGGCTGGCGCGGCAATTTCGCAGGGAACAGGCAACGCAGATTCCATGAACCGTGGTACTGGTTCGCAGTGGGCATCGTTCGCGTTGGCCCCGGTGTATCTGTTCAACGTTTGCGAAATTTCGTGGCTGGCGCAAGCTTCCACGGATAGCAAGCAGAAGGGTCTGTTCGCAGTCAAAGCCCAAGAAATGAAGAACTCTCTCGACGCCGCAATGCAGGGCATCGAAGGGTTGATCAACTCTGATGGTTCTGGCATGATCGACCAGATTCCTTCGACCGCAGTCATCACCCTCTCGGGTGGGACCGGCGCGCAGACAGCAAGCATCGTGGGTATGAACGTCGCGGTCGCATTTAGCGATCAGCAAGTTGTGGCGTTCTACAGCACGGGTGGCGTGAAGCGTACGGGCGGGGCAACTTCTGCCACGATTTCGTACGTCGATGGACCCAGCAACACCTTGTATTTCAGCACCGCTCTTCCTTCCGACGTGGTTGTGACTGACTACGTGGTTGTGAACGGTGCGACGTACGGCACGGGCGCTTCCATCCTTGGAATCAAGGCTTGGGACGTGAACTCAAACAGCGGCACCATCGCGGGTTTGAACCGTGCGACGTACCCGGGACGCCTGTCCACTCCGACCATCAACTTGGGCGGGGCGGCAATCACTCCCAGCATCGCCCAGCGCGCTGAAGTCCTTCTGGGACGCGCACTCGGCCCCGATGCAGACAGCATCAAGTCGGGCATTTGGTACGGCCCGCCTGAGCAGGCTTTCGCTCAGAGCAACCTGATGTACAACGTCCAGATCGTGAACGCTCAGGAAGTCAAGGGCGACAAGACCATGGATATGTCCCGCAAGTACTTCGCAGACACCTTTGGTGGACGCAAGTATCACAAGAGCTGGACTGCAATCAACAACCGCATGGACCTGTTGGTTTTGGACAATTAACCGAGCAATACCAGTTGTCCCGCTTCTGGAAACCAGAAGAATGAAAAACGAGGAGAAGTCGGTGGAACCCTACAAGGGCAATACCGAGCCGAGCCTAGGAAACCTAGGAAGGTGTAACGACTAGCCCAAGCGGGCGTAAGGATCAAAGTGATTCTGAAGAACCTCGAACTTACTAAGAAATGTGAAATTTGTAATTCTGAGTTTGAACCTAAGAAAGAGGGACAGACTTGTTGCTCCAAGAAATGCTACTCTAAAAAATGGAGAGTAGAAAACTCAGAGCATCGAAAGAGTTATAAAAAAGAATACTACCACAACGGAAATGCTGAATACAAAGAGTACTGCGATAAAAAGAGCAGCCTTTGGATGTACAGCATGTCCATCAAAGAGTACGAAGACCTCTTGGAAAAACAAGAAGGACACTGCGCTCTTTGTGAAAACAAACACGACACGAACGGTTATCGTCTTCACGTAGATCACTCCCATCAGTGCTGTGATACACGGGGAAGACAAAAAACCTGCGGCAAATGTAATCGTGGCTTGTTGTGTGGGGTATGCAACAGAAAACTAGGATTCCTTGAGAAGTTCATGGTTGAGGAAATGACCATAGAAGCAAAAAAAGGGACATGGCTTTCTAGGGCGTTAATTTACATTTCTCAATATGAAGTTAAGATATAGTCTGATACTCTCAGCAATGGGAGATTAACAAATTTTGTGGTACATCGGTGAACTGTCTCCGCTGGAACTGTATGATTTCGGTGGCGGCAACGTTGTGGCACCTGTGCCTGACATTGGGAACGGTACCTCCAGTGGTTCTTACCTGACCTCGCATAAACCCGGCAAAAACATGTGCGAGTAAAATTTCTTCTGATTGACTCGAAATCTGAAATGACAACGAGGGGCAAGCGCAAGCAGCCTGAGAGACTAAGCGAAGAAACGCCCGAAAGGGTGATGCAATAGTCCGAGCATACAGGAATAGAAACTGTATGAGTACAGCAGAAATGACTGTACTACTTAGTAAATATCTAAGTATAACAAAACAAACGATGTTTGCCTATAACACTTGCTTTTAGTAAAATTGGAGCAAGTAAAATTCTCTCTGATTGACTCGAACGCTGAAATGCCAACGAGGGCGAAGCCGCAAGGCACGCTGAACGACTAAGCGAGAGAACACCAAAAAGTGATGCAATAGTCTGTTCTCATGGGAAACGAAACCATGAGAGGTCAGCAGAAATGACTGACCCACTCAACTGAGTGTAACAATACGCAATTTGGCAAATGCCGCACCGCGAGCTGGTTTGTACATTCAGA